CGCGCTCTACGTGCTCGACCCTCATCGGGTGAAGCCGCTGGTCGCCGACGACGGCAGCATCTTCTACGAGTTGCAGCAGGACGATATTTCGGAAATCGCTGGCCCGATGGTCGTGCCGGCGCGCGAGCTTATCCACGACCGGTTCAACTGCCTGTTCCACCCGCTGGTCGGCGTGTCGCCGATCTATGCGAACGGCCTCGCGGCGACGCAGGGGCTGCGCATCCAGGACAATTCGGCCGTCTTCTTCGGCAACCAGTCGCGACCCGGCGGCCTACTGTCAGCACCGGGCAAGATCAGCCCTGAGTCCGCGGCCGAGCTCAAAGCCAACTGGTACGAGTATTACGGCGGCAAGAACTCGGGCCGCGTGGCCGTGCTCGGCGATGGCCTGAAATATGAGCACATGGCTGTCACCGCCAAGGATGCCGAGCTGATCGACCAGCTGAAGTGGACCGCCGAGGTGGTCTGCTCCACGTTCCATGTGCCGCCCTACAAGCTGGGGATCGGCAACCTGCCGACCAACAGCAACGTCGAGAGCCTTAACCTCGAATATTACACGCAGGCGCTGCAATCGCTGATCGAGGCGGCCGAACTGTGCCTCGATGAGGGACTTGGCATCGGCGAGGGCATGGGCATCGGCACCGAGTTCGACCTCGACGGCCTGCTGCGCATGGACACCAAGGCGTTGATCGAAGCCGAAGCCATGGCGACCAAGTCGGGGATCAAAAAGATCAACGAAGCGCGGCGCCGGCTCGACCTAGGGCCGATCACCGGCGGCGACACGGCGTACCTGCAAGAGCAGAACTACAGCCTCGAGGCGCTGGCGAAGCGCGACGCGCGTGCCGACCCCTTCGCCAAAGGCGAGACGGAGGCTCCGGCCCCCGATCCCGCCGCAGAGGCGGCGCAGGCGCGCGCGACCGTCGCGCTTTACGAAAAAGACCTGCGGGAGGCGCTCAATGCTTGATACCAAAGCCCTTGCCCAGGCCACGGCGCTGATCGTGCAGGAGGAGGTCGCCAAGGCTACGACGCCGCTGCTCGCCCGTCTTGCGGTTGTCGAGGCACGGGACACGTCGCCGGATGAGGCGAGCATTCGGCGCATGATCGGCGATGCGATCGCCGCTCTGCCCACGCCGCGCGACGGCACGAGCGTTACCGTCGCCGACGTCGAGCCCCTCGTCGCTGCGGCAGTTGCGCGCGCGGTCAGTGATCTGCCCCCGGCGAAGGATGGCGTCAGCATCTCGTTGGACGACGTGAAGCCGCTGATCGCTGCCGAGGCCGAGCGGGCCGCTGCCGCGCTACCGCCGGTTGACGTCATTCAGCCGATCGAAGCGGCAGTCGCTGCTGCGGTCGGCGCGCTGCCTGCGCCGGCCGATGGCAAGAGCGTCACGCTCGACGATGTACGCCCGCTGATTGCTCAGGAAGCTGAGCGCGCTGTCGCCGCTCTACCCCCGGTCGATGTCATTGCGCCGGTCGAGGCGGCGGTCGCCGCTGCGGTCTCAGCGCTGCCGGCGCCGGTCGACGGCAAGAGTGTTACGGCCGCTGACGTTGAGCCGATCATCGCATCGGCTGTAGCGTCCGCAGTCGCAGCGCTGCCGCCCCCTGCCGATGGCAAGACCATCACAGTCGCCGACGTCGAGCCAACCATCCTCGCGGCCGTTGAGCGCGCCGTCGCTGCGCTGCCCGTTGCAAAGGACGGTGTTGGCCTTGCCGGTGCTATGATCGACCGCACCGGCGGGTTGGTGGTGACCCTGAGCGACGGCAAACTGTGCGAGCTCGGTCGCGTCGAGGGGAAGAATGGCGAGCCGGGCCTGGGCTTCGACGACATGTCGATCGAGCAAACCGGAGAGCGCCAGGCGACCCTCAAATTCGTGCGCGGTGAGCAGGTGAAGACCTTCGACCTCACCGTGCCGGCAGTGATCGACCGCGGCGTGTTCAAGGAAGGCCAAGCCTATACGCTGGGCGACGCTGTCACCTTCGGCGGCTCGCTCTGGATCGCGCAGAAGGACACCGGCGAAAAGCCCGACGGCCCTGACACCGGCTGGCGACTTGCAGTGAAGAAGGGGCGCGACGGGCGGGACCTGTCCCGTGGTTGACGTCGTCGACATTCCGGAAGCGGCGCCGACCCCCGACGTCGAGCTCATCACACTCGATCAGGTCAAGATTCACCTGCGCCTTGGCTCGTCAAATCGTGAGGACCAGTATCTGGGCATCCTTATGGCCGCTGCGTTGCGAGCGATCGAGGCAGCCACCGGGCGAGATATCCTCGTCGAGGTGCCGACGCTGTCCGCGCGCGATCGCGCTGTTGCTGCACAGGCTGCATTCCTGCTCATCGGGCAATGGTATGCCAATCGCGAGGCAACCGGGCAAAACCTGACCGAGATGCCGATGGCAATCACATGGCTGATCGCGCCCCTGCGAAAATTCGTCGTATGAGTCAGCTCACGGCGGGCGAGATCCCCGACTTCATACGCATCGAGCGCCCCGTCGCCGATACAGCTTTCGACGGTGCCGGCTCTGGCAGTTGGGAGCTCGTCGACGAGGTCTGGGCGGGCGTCGTCGATATGCTGCCCAGTCGCGGCGAGAAGCTTGCCGAAGGCATCAACGTCGCTACTCGGCCAGCCCGGGTCCGCATGCGCTTCCGGGACGACGTCACGAGCAGCATGCGGTTCGTGATGGGCGATCGGATCATGCAGATCATCGCCGGCCCTGCCATCATCCGGCAGCGCTCGGGCGTCGAGTTCATGGTCGAGGAATACAGCACGGCCGGGAACGGCGCCTGATGGCTACCAGCCGGGGCGGTCAGTCGGTTCGCCGCTACATCGCGCAGTTGCCTGCCGAGGTGGAGAATAAGCTGCTGCGCGGCGCAGCGCGGGCCGGCGGGAAGATCATTCTCGCCGAGGCCAAAGAGCGGTCGATCTCGTCCGACGTCGACGAGGCGCTCGAAATGCGGAGCAAGTCGGAGGCTGGACGCCTGACGGTGACGATCGCCGTTCGGAAAGGCTGGGGCCGCTCGATCGCCAACTGGCTCGAATATGGCACCGACGCCCATTTCATCTCGGTCGCGAAGGACGAAAGCGGCGGCAAGAGCGTCGCGCGCATCAACGCCAGGGACAAGCGGACGATGGTCATCGGCGGCAAGTTCGTTGGCGACACCATTTTCCACCCGGGCGCCAAGCCAAACCCGTTCTTACGCCCCGCGCTCGATATCAAGGGGGCCGAGGCGGTCGCCGCGGCACAGAGCTTCATCAACGCTCGCGTGACCCGCTCGGGTATCGTCGGAACCGCTGAACCGGAAGGCGAAGACGCATGACCGGTGTCGATATCGTGGGCGCGCTGCTCAACTCGGACGAGACCCTGGTCGCGGCCATTCCCGCCGGACAGATCAAAGCCGGTGCGCTTCCCGACGGTGTCGCGCTGCCAACTTTATTGGTCCGGATGACCAGCAACGTCGAGCGGCAGATGCTCAAGCGTGGGCCCACCGTGCGCACCATGGAGCGCATCTCGGTCACCGTGCGGGCCGAAAGCTACCGCGACCAGGTCACTGCGATGAGACTGGTCGTGAAGGCGTGCGCAGGCCGAACCGGAAGCATCGCCGGCGCCGACAATGTCTCCGTGCTGACCGCTGGCCGCGGCCCCGACCTGCGCGGCCCGGGCAACAGCTACGAGCAGACACAGGACTTCCGCGTCAGCTTCGACGCGGCAGCGTGAGAGAAAAGGAACCTACCATGTCCGACACCAAGCCCAAGACGATCCGCGCCAAGGCGACCCGCGATTTCACCGACGCTGGCACCGAGCGGCGCTTCGACGCTGGCAAGGCGCACGATTTCACCGAGGGCGAGTTCGTCAACTTCGCAGCCGCTGGGCTGGTCGAGGCCGTCGACACTGCCGCTGACCCGAAGGCCAAGACCGCCGCCTAACCCGCGTGCCCGCCGCCCGGCGGGCGCCACCCCGCCGGCCCTGCCGGTATTAAGTCACGAGGATCATCACCATGGGTTCACAGACCGCCGCAGGCTCGTCGCTTGCGATCTCCGTTACGTCGCCGGCGACTGCCGACGCCACTGGCTACGCCGCCCTGACCTTCACCGATGTCGGTCAGGTCGAAAAGCTCGGCTCGATCGGCGCCAGCTTCGCCAAGGTCGAATTCCAGCCGCTCAAGGGTGCAAAGCAGAAGTTCAAAGGCTCGGCCGACTATGGCGCCCTGCAGCCATCGATGGCGCTCGACAGCTCCGACGCCGGCCAGGCGATCATGCAGACGTCGGCCGACGACGAGAGCCAAAAGCTCTATTCCTTCCGCGTGACCTATCCGGACGGTGCCAAGCGCTACTTCGGTGGCCGCAACTTCGGCATGCCGGAAACCGCAGACGGTGCCGACAGCATGCTGACCGGCGCTCCCACGATCGAGATCTGCACCAAGA